AGTATTAACAGTAAAGGAAACCAGCGAATTCATCGTGGTTGAGGTGAGCACGTCACCTGTCGAAGTTGGAAAACCTGATGGCATTTATATCTCCTAGTAACCTAATGTGTTAGTGCCGATTATACCGTAATACGAGCTTCCAACTATGAAAGAATCGGCAATACTTTCAAGAGTGGTAATTGTAGCGGTGAGCTTCTGGGGAGTGATATCCCAAGCTATACCCTGATATTGAAGGTTTTTAACAATTGTTGAACCGTCAGGCTGAATATTGGTAATCAAGAGATTACTGAAATAGTCGAGACCAATCATTGTATTGGTTGGCACTGATGGGTCTAATAAATCAACCACCATTTCATCAATTCGAATGGTCGTTTCTTGTCGAGTCGCCGTGTATTCCTTGGCGATATTGGCAACAATTGTGTCTGTCTCAGCTACCAAATCTGCCTGTGTGACAGAGTGAGGAAAATACTTATCAATCGAAGTTTGGTTTATCGCTGTTTGAGTAGTGCCACCAACGCGAGTTAAGTTAGTTTGGTTAATAATAAGCTTGTCGTCAAAGGCAAATTTAAGGTTTTTGTAAGGAATTCCACCTGTTTGATTGAACGCAGTTGGAGCAGCTGCAAGACTACCCATAACTTGAGAACGATTCTTAAAGACAGCCGTTCCCGAGCCGTCCATATAGAACGCGCCCGTTTCAGAAAACTCTGCGTTTTTAATTGCCTCTAAGCTAGTGCGAGAAGTTGCAGGGTCAGCGACACAAGTATTTGCTCCAGTAGCGATAGTGCGCATGGAGGTAGGGAACGATACTTGGTCAAGAATTTTATTGATTCGAGTTCCAGTATCTTGCGAAGCGGTTGCATTTGTCACCGTAGTGATGTTAGCCAAGTTAAAAAGACGAAAAGCATCAGAGCAGACAATGTCAACGTAACCAGTTTCTTGACCTTGTGGGTAAGAATATTTGTAATCCGTAACATAACCGCTGAACAAATATTTTTGTGTGGTACTTGTAGTTGCAGATACTCTCAACTTACGAAGTGGCACAAGGTTGCCATAATAGGGAGAATTTACGTTCTGCGGCGAAAAATAGGATAGTGGGTCGAGAACGCGAACAGTACATGTACCAGCTTCATATTGGTCTCGCATGATATTGCGACCACGTCTAATAGCAATCTGATAAACGTTTTGAGTTAAGTCAATTACAGGTTCAGGAGAACTTGAAGTGCCAAGAGTATTAGTACCTAATATTCCATATTTAGCATCGCCAATAATGAATCCGTTATAGCCAAATGTTGCTCCGTTGGAGAAATCGAACGAAACTGCTATCTGTGCTGGTAATGCCATTATCCGAACATTCCAGCAATACGACCAATTACAGAGTTTGAACCTGAAAGCGAACGTACTTGCAATCCATTTTCAATTGCAGCAACAAGGTCTTCATTAGATACGACTGAACCGTTCACGCTTACATAAACGTCACCAGTAGAAGTAACGCCAGCTTGAGCCGCGCTTGCTCCTGTAATAAGGTCTTGAACAACTGGTGTTAACGCAGCAAAAGTTTCTCCACGTGCTGTTGAGCCATTTCCCACAACTGGAATATTCTGCACAATATTTTGCGTAAATGTCATAGATGCTATGCGCTTAGCAGTCGCTTCCATTTCAGCAAGAGTTTTGTTCCAGTTGATAAATGGATTATCAATGTCTTTAAGGCTTTCAAGAATAGCTGAAACAGCCGAAGATTTATTTGCAGCATAATCAAGTTGAGTAGCAATCTTGGCTGCAGCCTGTTCGTTACCCTGAGCCAGTTGTAGCTGGAGTTCTAGGCGAGTACGTTCCTCATTTGTGACATTCTTTTGGAGTGCCGCCATGATTTGAATCTGCTCCATGTCGAAGATAGCCGAAAGCTTCTTGAGAGCAATAGATTCACGTGTCTTCTTGAGCGCTTCTAGCGCTGCCTTCTTTTGCAGGTTAGCAATTTCTTTTGCGCGTGCTAAAGCCTCACGCTCAGCCTTGGCAGATTTCCCAGCCATGACTGAATCTTGTCCACCAGAGAATCGGCGTTTAGCTGTTGGGCGTGGCTTATTCATAAAGCCACTAGGGTCTCCAGCAAATACAAGGTCTGCAAAAGGTTGAGTTTTTTCAATAAACCAAGCCAAAGCCCCAGCACCAAAATTCAAAGGAGCGGAAAGAGTTTTAATCATTTGAGCAAGCTGTCGGTTCATTTCAGCTGCGTTTGTAGCAGCATCCAACATATCGTTAGAAAGACCTTCAACTGAGGTATTACCAGAAAGAATCAAAAGAGAATCAATTAAACCTTTACCAATAATCTCTTGAGCTGTTTTAGCGCTTGTGCCAAGCATTTCCATTTTGCCAGCATAAGTCTCAAGATATGCAGCAGAAGCTCCACTAAATTGCCTATTTACAGCAACCATGATTTCTTCAAAAGTCTTAGATTTAAGTTCAGCTTGAGTTAGACCAAGATTATATTTGCGAAGCCCTCTTGTATTGCCCACATAGGCTTGTGCCAAGTCCTGAGCAACGGTAGCCAAATCAATGCCTGTTTGACGTGACCCGTCAATTGCCGTACGTAATAATTCTTGAGATTTTGTAACTGAGCCAGTTGTTGTCAATAGAGCTTGCATGGCTGGACGAAGCTTGTCATCCATTACGCCAGAAGACTTCTCTAAGTCAGAAATAAAATTAGTGACTGTAACATCAGCAAAATCTAAACCAAGATTTTTAAGTGCTCCGCTAAGCTGAACCGCTGCATTTTGGTCAGCAGCAAAAGCCTTGACAGCATTAGCACTAAAACGAATAAGAGCAGCAGAACCAAGGCTTATGCCTAGGTTTCTACCAAGAGACTTAACACTGCGATTAAGTTTCCCTAGCGCTGTATCAGCTTCTCTAAAAGCTTTCTTTCCGACAAATTCGGAAAGGATGTTTAAGACTACGTTGCTCATGCTGCTCGCTTCAAATCAAATTGTCTTGCTCTGGCATCAAACTTTTTTGTTGTCTTTTCAATGGCTTGGATTACTCCAGCGTTAGCCCTACCTTGAGAATTAGCCCAAGCGCGATAAATAAGGCGACCCATTCGGCGGTGGTCAGTTCCACGCATTGAGCCATAGAGTTGACCAAGATTAGAAATAAACTGATTGCCAGCATAGGGATTGACTGAGCGAGAAACACCTTTAGATGAGCCGCTTGCTTTAGGACCAACCCAGTCTTGACCTTGACCATTCTTACGACCAGCAGTTTCATAGATAGCGCCAGCTGCGGATTTATTTTGAATACGGACAATACTCTGAAAACCTTGCTTGCTTACGCGGCTTGGGCTTGTCTTGTAAGTAATGCCAGCACGAATAGTTCCAGCGTTATACATTGGAAACTTACCCTCTGAAAATGAACGAGCTTTCCAGCCGCGCATTGGCGCTTCTGCTGGAACATAACCACGTGCCTGAGCTACAACAGGCTTGAGAATTGACCGCCATTCAGCGGTCAATTCCTTTTGCAAATCTGGAGCATATTGCCTAAGAGCGGCGCGAACGTTGTTGACGTTTGTTACCGCTGTAGGCATCTTTCTGCTCCTTCACTCTATCCTTAAACCCCATTAGTAGGGCTTCGAACATTCTGCCATCTAAATCAATTAGATATTGTGGCGCAATCCCAGTCTCAAGACTCATGCGAGCTATGAGATAGCTGATGGAATCGCGCGTTACGCCAAAGGGTCAGAGTCTACAACGTCAACACTTTTTAGAGTATCGAGGAACTCTGGCATTGGGCGCACTGTTACGCCAGCTAAACGCAAGCCTTCAAAAGAAAGCCAATAGATATCCGATTGCTTCTGGTCTTCTAAGAGCGCACGGTGAAATCCTTTACCTGCGTGAACTTCGAAGTTGTATTCAAGTCGCGGAGTTATCTCCACGTTATGAATAGTTCCATCTGTCATTGTTACTACTAGCTTTGCCATTTTTAGCCCCTTTGCTTAGTTGTTAGAAAGTACCAGTTTCAACCTTGGTGACTGAACCCGATACGTTAAATGTAACAGATTGGGTGGATAAGTCACTTGAAGCGCCGTTAATTGGAGTAATGTTGTTAATCAAAACGAGACCGCTCCAGAAAGGATTTGCAGCTGAACCAGCCGCAGTCTTGTCATTAGCAACCTTGAAATAGGCGTTTGTTGAAGCAAGTGTGTTTAATGTCTGCAAAACTGCTGATGCAGCGTTGTCATTGATAAATTCGATAGTCAAGCTTGAAGCTTCAAGTCCAGCGATTAGACGGTGTCCATTATCGCCCATAGCACTGATATCGATTTCGTCCCAAGAGCGGTTCAAAGTAAAGCTGGTGCAATACGCACTCAAGTCGATATTAGCTGGGTCTGCTGAGCCGAGCTTAACGCCGACCTTATTATTGATAAATGCTGCCATTTTTTATTCTTCTTCCTTTTTTGTCGGTGTTGCTGGCTTGTCTGATTTAGGCTGAACCTGACCGATTTTAATCAGGAAAGCCTCATTTGCGTTTTCGGTCATGATTTAGCTCCATTCCGTTAAAGTGCTCACGCTTATCGTACATGTGAGCAAATCGCCTGATGCGGCAGACATAACGCTTGGTGCGCTTACGCTGCCTACGTTCATGTGAATAGATGAATTAGAAAGTTTGTTAAAAACCGCAACTACCATCTGTTCGATTCCGTTCAAATTTCCTTCGTTATCCAAAAGCGGCACATAAACCGACAATTGGAAATTAGCCATAGGCTGAACCTGCGAATAAGTGTTATTGCTTGGTTCAATGTAGGGGTCGCTTGGCTGTACCACTACTGAATTGGCAATAGGTGTTGCAGGTGGGAAACTAAAAACTGAGTAAAGAGTATTGTCTAC